CTTGGCATTGGCTAGATTCTTCTTGTACATAGCCTCAGCCTGCGAGCGCTTCATCGGTATGACTTGGCAGATCCAGTCCGCATCGGTGTAATCCCAGAATTCACAGATTGAGGGATCGATGAGCAGATTCTCGGTAAGGACTCTATCAATGACGAGACCTTCAGCAGCATTAACCTCTGAGCGCTCATATAAAGATCCGATGAGTTCATCTAACTCTGCCCTTTTGACATCATGATGATGACTCTGATTACCGTCATCAAGATCTTGCTCTAGCTCTTTGATAAGCAGTAGATTCTCTTGCGCATCATTAATCCGCCCTTTAATGTAAGCATCCTTGCTTGGGTCTCTTTGATACATCACTTTGAGAATTCCGTAGCTACAAGTCAATGCTGCTCTTACCGTTGACTTGGCTCGATTCTTTAATTGCGCATGTTCTAGAGCTCTATTGGTTACTGCTTCTAGTGTTCTACAAAAGAGCTTGAGGTCCGCACCCGAATTTAATGGTGCTGTAGAGATCTCTGGGTTTCTTGCGTACACATTTGGCAGAACGGCAGAAATAGTACCGTGTATTAGATTTGCTCTAAGGCTATAGAAGTCTTTACTGGTTGGATCTGCATTCCAGTTAAAGCCGGCCACCGTATTGCGGTTATGTCTTACGCGCTTATGAAAGGCTGACCAGTGAGCGCGCGCATGTGTAATGCGGGCAGTCCATTTTTGTTGCAGGGCTTTGGGGTCTTGGGGCACATATTGTTTATAGATTAGAGTAAGGGTAAGTCTGAATTTATTATGGATAAATATGAGCCAATTACCTACAAATCATCAACTAAATTTAATGTCTCCAGAAAACAAAAAGCAAACCATCGAGAATCTTGTTGAAGAGATGCTTCTTGTTATTCAAGATCAAAATAGAGCACTAACAAAGTGGGAAGTAGTTCATATATCGGGTGCCATCAATGCATCTCTTAACGGGATGTATAGCTTAGCCATTAAAAATATTGAGCTAAGTGAAGTTTCCTCTAACCAAGTAGCGGATGCCAATAAGTGGTGGCAAGATGATGATGAATGGACTGTACAGAAATTGCTCAATATCTTGGCGGTTGCAAAAGGCTACCCCGCTCGAAAATAACCGATTAGCCATATTAATTTAATACCCTGTTTTAATCCGCCGCTCTCCTAGCCCGCATTACCCCATACCTAGTCGCATCCCAGGCATGATCTTCAGCATCGGTATCGACATCTTCCGGATTTAATGAATCTGGCGGTAATTGAGGGATGGTTCTTAACCAATGCTTGCAGCTTGAGAAGATCTTGAGTCTGTCTTCAGCTAGTAGCCGGATGATTTCTTGGGCCCCGTTTACTCTGCTTCTTGGGGCGTTATAGGCTTCAGTCCATTTCACGCCCTTATCTCTAAAGATTTGACCAATAGATCGCTCTGCTCCAATCTTGGAAAAGATTGATGGGTCAGCTAGGTTCATGCGGTACTCATACCCAAGGCGTTGGTCATGTATCTCGATCTTCTTAATCTTCTCCGCGACTACGGTTGCATCCTCTCTGGTGCCAGTGTTTTCTTTATCTCCGTATCCATAGAGTTCTCGCCAGAGGTAATAGACTCCATCATTAGATAGTGCGAACCAATAAACTGCGTAGGGCCTGGCATACCCCCAATCCATTGAGCGCCAAACCTTCCATGTCGGTGGTATTGCGAAGGGTTCTACAACGTGTTTGGAGGGTTGCCACACGCCTTCCAAGAAACTTCCCACATGAATATCCCAGTCACCTTCAAGCCAGGCTCTGCGCCTGTTTGGATCGCTTAGCGACTCTAGGCTCATGAGATAGTTAGGGTCGTTTTTTAGGAGATGAGTGTTCTCATAAATCGTTGAATGAATTCGGACCCTGGGCAATGCACCCTCTTGCCTAATGATTTGCCCAGCCGGTATTGTCCCAATCTGAAATCTTTCCTTTACTGATGCATGGCCTACCCCAAATGGATTGCAGGTAGCTCGAACCATCCTTGGCATCCCAGGATGAGATGACCGGCAGGTGGAATGCATTGCCTCGTAGAACGAGAGGTTGCGCCAATTCGTTAATTCTTCAAATCCAAGCCATGGATATTCATGACCGTGATAATTCCAGTAGTCGTCTTCGTTAGCACCATAACGAAAGTACAGCATCTCTCCGGTGGGCCATTTCCATACGTAATCTGATTCATTGAACTTGGCTCCAGGGAAGATTTGATAGAACCAGCGTTTGCTCTTGGCCACTACGTCGGCTAGTTGGGGGTAGGTCAATCGAAAGAGTGTTCCGCGCCAATGATCTCCAAAACCTCTTCCTACGTGTTGGGCATAGCTCATTAGCAAGGTATCGGTCTTACCCCCTCCTCGGGTGCCCTCTAGCAATACTTCATACACTGGGCAAGTCAGAAACAAAGTCTGACTACCGGGCAATGGTGCCCAGATGGTTTTCATGGACTAGTGTTTTGCTTGGGCGGCTTGCTCCCAATCATCCATACTCATCGCTCCTGGCACTACCAAGACGCCACTTTGTAGTGGCGCCCCATCCTTACCCGTATGCTCGATTGCAGATAGGCGTGGGTGAACATAGGGGGCAGCGTGTCTTGCGATGGTGGCAGCCATGTTCAGGAGTTTGATTCGATTCTCGGTGATCATGATGTCATGATCATGACCAACACCTTCATGAGCATGATCATCATGCTTATTGTAGTTTTCTGCCTCCTTGTAGAGCTCCATCATGGTTCTCATCATGACTTCTAAAGGTGTGATGCCCTGCGCGGCGGCTACCTCTGCGATTTCACGAGTTCTCTTGGTGAGGCTGCCCTCTTTACGCCCTGCTCCTGGCCTAGCTCCTCCTTTATTTGCTGGCTTTGCCTTTGGCTTTGATTTCTTTTGATTGTTTTCAATCATGATGATGCATCTGGCTTTCTAGCCATCTTCAAAAGGTGGGGTTGCAATGCCACTGAATCTCCAATTGGGTCCTCAAACTCGATAATGATCCTTTGAAATAAATCATGGCGACTTTGGGCACCCCGATGCTTTACAACCGTGCCTATTCGGCCGCTTGGGGTCTTAACAATTGATCCGATTGGGAAATCCTCCATATCGGGTCGATCAATGATTCCGGCTATACATGGGTTAGCTTGCATGGGAAGCCTCCGTTATAGCTGGGATCTCTTTTCTCTTGCGCAGTTCAGAAAAGATTCTGGTTTTGAAAGAGTCATAACTCTCCGAGCCTTGAGCTCGCATTCCGAGTTCTCGTCCTTTAAGGTCAATTCCCTCATTCGATTTCCACCAGGTCTCTTCAGAAGAATCTAGGGCTTGTGCTTTCCTACGCACCCCTTTCAGAATGGACAAAACAAATCCAGCATTGATCGGGGTAGAACTTGATGCCCTCCTTCGCATTTCCTTTGCCTGGGCAATAGCCACCTTAACATCATCAACGGTTAGGCCTTGTTGAATCAACTGGGTAATACGCTCATCGTCCACTCCAATATTCAAACCCTCCTTTTCAAAAAGAGTTTGAATTTGTTTTTTCCTTTCACCATCGCCTTGTAAAACTTTTTCGATTTCACCCCCATTGTTTTGTTTGTCTGGTGTATGGAGATTGGTGACTGGTGTTTGGTGTCTGGTGTCTGGTGAGCATTGCGTTCGCAATGCGGTCGCAATGCGAACGCATGCATTGTGAGGTTCGGTTTCTTGGCGCAGATCATCTGCTTGAAATGCTTGCCAACGACCTTCAGCACTACGTCTAGCCTTGTTTTGCTTATCTTTAAAGCGGGCTATTTCATGATCACAGCGCACTTGTTTCCAACCATCATCAGTGAGAGTGAAAAATTCATTCAGGACAGAGACAACTGAATTTTTTTCTTCTTTTGATCGTGCATTGATCAATCGTTGCACTAGCTTCACATCAATCGGCAATGGTTTTTCTGTGGCATAGTACTTTCTAATTAAACGGCTATAAGTAGCGTCTTCGATAAAGGTCAGATGTGCAGTAGCTTCTGCGTAATCTCCTATGTGATGCTCGTAATAATTCATTTAATACTGTCTCCGCGTTGTTCTTTTCTTGCATGAAATAATTTATGCAAGAGATGAATCTAACAATCGGAAAGCGTATCGTCAAACGCGTTTTTTCTGAATTTATTTTTAATTTATTTATTTAACAAATGTCTGTAATCCTATTTTAGAAAATTCGTGGGAATTTATTTCTTAAGTCGAAGTCTTAATTGATCTACGCATGTCCACCCCTCTCTTAGCTCTATCAGAATTTACTGACTGGGCTGTAGTGCTTTATTTAATTGGCTTTTGTTACTTCTATGAATAAATATTTTTTTGTAGTCAAAAATTAATTTATGTTTATAAAGTGGGTAT